AATAGCCCCGCTCTCATTGAGAACGCAGAGCCCGCCCTTCTTGCCTGGATCGATTCCGAGAAACAAACCCGCCTCTTCCCTGAGAGATTTGCCAATGTGTGTGATTGCTACCAAAAGATTACTCCGATGAACCCGGGAGGGCAAGGGGCCAAATCATTGCTCTGACATTGAGCAGATTTGGGGAAATTCAGGGCCAAGTGACATGACACACGCATGTCTCTATTGCTCCCTATATAATTTATATATTTATTACCTTTATTACCCTTTTATTTTATATATCTCTATTACTATATTTATTTATATATTAGTCACTAATATATATAAATAACTAAAAACATTGAAAAAACTGGGTGACACATTCAGTGACACATTAACTCTTAGTGACGCTGTATGTGTCACAAGCTGCACCTTAATTGATCACTGTATAATTATATATCTCTGATTAAAAATTCCTCAGTTGTCCCAAAACCCGAAAAACCGCTATAATGTGTCACTAAGCGCACGATTTTAGGCGTTAAGTGACCGCCCATTTCTGGGTTAAAATCAGCACTCGGAACTTTAGCCCAACCCCTCGCGTTGTTCATTCTGTACTCAAATAAAGTCGGTAGTCTCAGGTTTTTCAGGAACACTGTGGCATCTTTTGTGGTCCTTGGTCTGTATATTCCGCTCTGTTCAAGGATTTTTGACATCATTGATTTAGGTATAAAGAAACAATGTTTTGATGTATCAAGCTTGCTTCTTTTCATCCAAGTAATTGGCGGGCTATATTGTTCCAGGTGATCATTGAGCCATTCTTCCAGCTCTTCCCCTTGCCCTTCTTCTGCATTCTTATCTTTTTGTCTTTGTTTAAGTAGGTGAGCTGACTCAGGTGGAGCAAACCTTTCAAGAACATCTTCATGCCACGACCTAAACCGGCAGTGCCAGGGGTGAGGGGTTCTCTTCTCCTTGAGCATGTTAATTATCTCAAAGACCACCTGCTGCCTTTTCTCAATACATATTTCATTGAATATTTTGTCATAATCTAGCCCGTGGCAAGCTTTTTTGATCTCGATAATGAACGCCCTACTGGCAAGGTCCGGGCTATAAGAGCCCCCATTGATTGTGAAATAGTAGGTGAAATAGTTGAGAACCGACCCATCTCCAACATGTAAAGCTTCTGGCCCTCCGATTTCTTTAGATGTCAAAACATCCTCAAGCTCGCCGCTTGAGACTGTGAATTTTTTGATATTGTCAAAAAGAACAACTCTTCGGCTCATGTTTTGAGAATTAAGAATCCTTCTCCTTAGTCCTTTAACATCTGAGATATTGCAGCCCGAGTACATGCCTCCAGCCAGTTCTGCGGCCACTTTAACAAGCTCTGTTTTGCCATATCCTCTACCTCCGCCTTCTTTCATGTCTGTTGTGATAAATATGGCCGGCCTAGCCCCGGGTTTGCCGCCCCAGAACGGCGTGGCGATCGCGGCCTTCATAAGCGCATGATCATATTCCGTGGACGGGTTCCAGAGGCGAATGAGTCGATCAACAAGCCCCTCGGATTTGACCATCTCGAATTGCCTATAATAAACCCCGTCAATCTTTGGCTGATGAGGTGTTCCTGATTCAAAATCCATCTCAGGGGCTAGATCTCTCAGGGCTGCAAAAGCCTCTTCCTTTGAGAAGAATTGGTTTTGCTTAAACTGGCTGACAATTCCCATAGTTCCCATGAAGCTATAAAGCTCCGAGGCTTTGTCAATCCTTTTAACTCTTATGGTTTTCTTGTTCTTAAAGTCATTGCGGGCAATCATCAACCGAGACGCAACTCTGTAGAAATCGCATTCATTTTTGGAGAGTATGTTGACCAACTTATTTACGTAATTAGGCAAATTATCAAAAACCGTAAAATCTTTTCCATCTTCGTCCTGCACAACTTCAAAATTAGCAATATAATCTGGCTTTTTTCCGCTCATAATAGTATGTTTTCCTCATGGAATTAGTAGGTTAATCGTGCTTTTTTCGGATTCCTTACCTTTCAATTTATCTTTAGAATCCCGGCGTCTTCCCGCTGGGATTTGTTTTATAATTGCCCAACATTATCGATCTCTTCAGCCGCTATAAATGCCAGCCCTTCGAGAAGATCCTCCCTTGTCACGTCGCCCCCTTCGTACCATTTAAAATCAATACTCATAAGCTCCATAAATGCCCTGAGCCGCCCCGGGTTCGTAAGGCTATAGTTCTTGTCATCATAGCGGGCGACCAACTTATCTTGGCTAAAAAACAGATCGACCTCCTGGTGCTCAAATATAGTCGCAGCCATGTCGATCAAAAGATCATAATCAATAAACCCACTGCCCGTCTTATTTGTGAAAATATTGGCCTTCAACATTACCTCCATACTTTGTTAATGATTTCATCTATTTCAGAATCAGGAAAACCTTCCCTGCTAAACTGCCCACTCATAACCCGGGTTCTTAGTTCATCCCGCCCCCAGCCATGCTGCTTGGTCCATCTTGAGATTCTCATAATCATATCGTTTCGGCCAGAAGAACCCCGGCATGGCTCTCCCTTTTCAAGAAACCACGAAGCCCAGAAAGGCAAGGAACCCGCTGGATATGTTACAGGAGCAGTCTCAATCTTAGGCGGGGCTTTAAATACGTCCATATCTAGCCCTTCATCATTTGTCCACCACTCACAGCCCTCAAAGGGCCAAAAGAACCGGGCTCCATCGACACAAGCTGGATCTGCCCCGTAGCGATCAGCAAGGCGCTTCATGGTGAACTTATAATCATCAAGGCTTGTTATCTCCCTCTCAAATGGGATGCAAACCCGGAATCGGTCACACGCGGGCTTGCCGTCCTTCCCCTTCTGGTGGCTCTTTGTTGTGGCAATAGCGAACTGACAATCGGCAAAAATATTCTCCCGGGCTTCTTCGAGACTTACGCCTTCATCAAAATCAAACACACAAAGGCTTGCACCTTGAAATTTCGCAGCCTTACGGACTCCAAAGCACCAACGTATCGGGCTCCATACGTAGTTTTGACAGGCAAGGACAACATCAACCATGTTAGAATTTTCTCTGACTTTAAATCCGTCAAACTGGTGATTTGCTTGGTAATTCCCAGGTTCTTTATAACTTAGGTAATACATCTCTTGACACCCTCATATTATCTCTGTATTGTCTTTGGCGATGGAGGGGTTTATATGAAAATTATTGCTATTGAGCAACAACAAAAGACAGAACATCTCAATCTGAAGATTTCCAAGAATCAGAGGAAAGAGCTGGAAAAGGTAGCCAAGAGGTCAAAAGTCACGATCTCTGAGGCTGTTCGTCAACTTCTAGATTTTGGGTTAAAGCATGTTCTATGAAATGATTAGCTACGATGAGTATGCAAAGCGCGAGGGGCTTCGGTCATCTCAGCTTAAAGATATGCGGGAAGAGCCTTACAAGGCTAGCCCGAGCTATAGATTTGAGAACCCGCAGGAAGAGACCACGGCCTTTACCTGGGGCAAAGCTGTTCACTCGATGGTCGAGCATAGAGCTCATGAAACACCAGATATTGCTGTCTTCAGGGATGGCAAGACGAGGGGATCGAAGGCGTTCAAAGCTTTTGAAGCTAATAACAAAGGAAAAATTTTGCTATTAGAGTCGGAGTTTGATTCCACCAGTAACGCTTTCGATTCCCTTAATTTTAACGACGAAGTTCGGGAAGCCCTTGACTTCTCAGTTTTCGAGGCATCATGGTTCTGGACCGACAAAGAAACCGGGCTTAAATGTAAAATCCGCTCGGATATATATCAGCCAGAAACCCACCACGTTTATGATCTCAAGACAACCCATACATGCAGCCGCCGGGCCTTTGCTTATGATTCGAGGAAATACGGATACACTCACCAGGCGGCTTTTTATGCTGACGGGATTAAACAGATAACAGGCAAGCGTCCTGACTTCTTTTTTATTCTTGTCGCCAAATCAGCCCCACATAAGACAGCAATGGTTGAAGTCGATCACGCGCTTATTGACCATTACATCAAGCTCAACAGGTTTTATATGCGTCAATATGCTGATTGTTTAGAATCCGGGAACTGGCCAAATAGCGATTATTTTACTTTGGAACTTAATGATTATGAAAGGGAGCAGGATGTTTGAAGTTGAAAGTGGAAAAGTTAAGAAGCCTTGGAAGGGGCTCATTTACGGAGTCCCTGGCATTGGCAAGACAACAGCGGCCTCGTTTGCTCCGAAGCCCCTTTATATCGACCTCGAAGCCGGAAGTTCCGAGCTTGATGTTGCCCGCCTTAAGGGAACATTTAAGACCAAGGAGCAAATAGTCTCAGCTTTGAGGTACTTCCTGAAATCCGACTTTGAGACGGTTGTCCTTGATACTGCTCAAGAAGTTGAGACGATACTTATTCGCCATATGTTAGACCCTGACAACAAGAACCCGGATAAGCACTTCTCTGTTCTCGATATTCCATATGGCAAAGGCTATGAATACCTGATTGGGGAATGGAGGGATCTGATAAAGATATTCGATCTTCTCAACAGCAACGGCAAGAACGTGCTTCTTCTTGGTCATGAAACAAGCCAGAAATACGAAGATCCGACTTCTGAGAATTATGACCGATTCAACGTTAGCCTCAACAAAAAAGCTGTCGGGTTCGTCACTGGCAAAATGGATTTTGTTCTTTTCGCTCGTCATGAAGTCAGCCTTGTTGATCGCAAGGGCAGCATGGACAAGAAAAGAGCCATCGGATCTGGCAAGCGAGTTCTTCACTGCGAAGAAACCCCGACCATTGTTGCCAAGAACAGATTTAATCTTCCGGCTACCATGCCGTTTGATGGAAAAAAACTATTTGAACTAATTGAAGGGAGGAAATGATGTTTAACGTAGGTGAAGCGAAAGAAGAACAAAGTTATGAACTCTTGCCTGATGGCAAGTATGAAGTCGAAGTCACGAATGCTGAGATGAAAAACAACGACAAGGGAGACACCCGCCTTAATGTTACTCTAACCGTGAGCGAAGGAAAATTCAAGGGCCGCAAATTGTGGGATTCTCCCTGGCTTCAACATTCAAATGAAAAGGCAACGAGCTTCGGACATTCAAGGATCAAGTCGATCATGGCAGCAACTGGAAACGATGATTTTAGCTTCAGCTCATCTGATGATTTCCTAGCTAAGACAATGGGAACATGTTTTGACATCAATGTTGGCCGCGATACTTACAACGACAAAACCAAGAACAAAGTCACGTTTGTTTTTGTCGCAAAGGAACCCGCTGATAACAGCATTGGTGGTGGACATGGAACAACGACAACTGTTGACGGCGGGCTCAAGAGCGATGATGTGCCAAGCCTGGACGACATCCCATTCTAAGAGGGGCGAAATGGACGTAACAACATGGAACTGGATTAAACTCAACATCGGGGCAGTCTTATTTCTGCCCCTCATTTTACTAATGGTGATATATGTCAAAATCACAACAAACAGAGAACAAATCGAAGCTCTCTGTAGACATCTCAAGAATCCGGGAGCTTGCTAGCGCTCCCTCGATAACCCGCAGAGATGGGGTTTACATGATCGGGCTGGCTGCTGAAATAGAAAGAATGAGGAAAGAAATTGAAAGACTTAGAATCCTTGCTGGAGAAGATAAAACCACCTTTAATTGAGATTGTTAAAACCAAGATTGTTATCAACGTATATTCTCCCAGAATCGTGCGGGTTTTCGCTGGAAAGTTCATGGATCTTTTTAAGAGGAAAGAGCCCGAATGAAATTTTACAACCAATTCAGAGCCAAACTGTTCTTATATGCCCTTGCCTTTGTGATGGTTGCCATTGGCTACCTGGCTGGGGTTATCAGCCACCTATAGGCGGTATTCAACAAAATAGAAGAGTATTCTGGGGATAAGAGCAAGTAAAGGCGGTGGGATGATTAGCAAAAAAGAGTGGTGGGAATACACCAAAGAGAAATACTGGTACACGATTTTATTCTTTGAGTGGATCGGCTTTGAAGAGTGCCTTATTTGGTTTTGGGAAATGGAGCAGCTACATGGCGATGATTGACAAAACAAAAGGACCGCAAGCCTACAAAAAACCCTGGTATGAATACAAGTCAGATGCAGAAAAAGCCCTGCAAACAATAAGGCATATATTTGGCGATAATACATTTCACGAACATCAAAGAATAGTGGGATTTCTTGAAGGTTACGTTAGAGGTATGGAGTTTGTTGATAGGTATGAGGATTAGCAAAGCTGAATGGTGGGAATATACCAAGAAACATTGCAAATGGAACGATGAGCATGCTCTTGTTGTCGATGTTACGTACAATGGAGAGTTCTTTGCCCTGCAACCAACAACAAGACCTGAGTGCCATGTTTGGGTAGAGGAAATGGAAGAAAGGTACGGCGATGATTGACACCAAGAAGCTGAGAGCCTCTGCATTAGCGGCCAGTGACTACAACTCATACTCATTTGCTAAAGACAAGCCTATGCTGTGTAGTGTTGAACCCCAAACAATCCTCGCATTGCTAGGCCGACTGGAAAAGCTTGAGCAAGACAGGACAAACTTGATACGTGAAAACGCTGAACTTAGCAGTCAGCTCCAAGCAGCAAGGCGTGTCTGTGAAGCTGCTGAGAGGGTGCAGCACTATGACTGCGCTGTGGCAGGTAGGGAGACTTGTGTTTTGTGTCAAGCAATAGAAGCATACAAGCAAGCGGAGCGCGGGGATGAGTGAAGAAGAGAAGATATTAACCTTAGACGGATATCTTAAACTGCTTAAAGAACTCCAAGCAGCAAGGCGGGTTTGTGAGTTGGTTCAAAGGAAGGTTAACACCGACGATTGGGAAGAAGATAATGCTAAGCGGCAAGAAAACCTCCAAAATGAACACGAGCTACTCAAAGCTCTAGAAGCCTACAAGCAAGTGAGGGGAGAATGAGCAATAAAATATGGGTAAACAGCCAAAGATGCCCGCCTGTAATTGATGGCTTTCACACAATAGAGGTACTGAAGTGGAAAGAAGAAACACTTGGAGCAGAGAGCGTTAGGAACATCCTAAGAAAAGGGATAATGGCACTAGCTAAAATTGCGGAGGCAATGGGAGAATGAGCAGGGAAATTGATGCGCTGGTTGCGGAGCATGTGATGGATGGAGACATTAGACCTTACTCAACTGTCATTCAGGCGGCATGGGCAGTGGTTGAGAAGATGAAAGTCCATGGTTACGAGCGTTTTGTTCTCAGTATTAACAATGAATATCCTGATGGCGTTTGGGATGCTGAGTTCGGGAAAGCAAGCGGCTTCCATGTTGCAGAATGTGGTGAGTCGGACACCGCTCAAATGGCGATAGCGTTAGCAGCTTTGAAGGCTAAGGGGATTAAACCGGCTGACAAGGGGGAGTAAATATACTCTTTAACGTATCATTGCAGTGAGAATATGGCCTAAATATAGCGTTAAACAGGTCAATTACCACTAGGCTGAGAATGACTCTTACAGCTTACATTTTACTGTAAAAGAGACAAAGCAAGGCGCAGATATCATGAAATACATTTTTGAAACTGACGAACAAGAAGAAGCTGAAGTCCTTTTCAATGCTTTTGCCGTTAAATCTGCTCTCTGGGATTTTAGCAGCTGGCTTCGGGACGCTGTGAAATATGACACCGCAGGCATGGACTTCAAAACGTTAGAGGCAGTTCGAAAGGAACTATATGATAATTTCAAAGACTTTTCAGATGATTATATAAGGTAAAAACATGACAGCAATTGTTAACATAGGATGCGCAGCCCTCGGGGCTATTCAGATGGCAGGACTCAGGCAACTTGACATAAAGAACCCGGTTCAATACGGGATCAGTTCAGGGGCTTTTGTCTCGGCAATGTCAGCTCAAGTCGGAGCCGAAGAAGCGTGGAATTTATGGCATCAAATTAAAGGCCGGACTGATGTTTTCAGGCTTCACCTTAAGCCGTGGAAAGGGGTTTTTAACTTCGATCCTCTGCGTGAACTTATGGCTCCGCACTTTAAGAACCTGCCACAAATGCAGGCTCATGTTTGCTGCCTTCATCAAAGAACGGGAAAGCTGACATGGTTTTCAAATCAGAAGTTAAAGCCCGAGGATTTTCTTGAAAGAACTCTTGACGCCGGAAGGATAGCCGGGTTTGTTCGGCCAGCTATGTTCATGGATGCAGGACCGGCAAAGCTTGCCCCCATCGGCAAGGCTATAAGAGACGGCCATGAAGATATTGTTGTTATCTGCGGCTATCCCCCAGAACCCGAGACATTCGATCAAACTGAGACTGGCTGGAAGCTTGCGGCTCAGTCTTTTAATCGTTTGCTTCATAATCAGACCTACGATGATATCAGGCTGGCTTATGCAAGAAATGAAAACCCAAAATATAAAAAAGTGAAGATCAGGGTTTTCGGCCCCGATCAACACATGTATGACAGCTTTGATTTTTCAAAAACCACGGAAGGTCTAAAGGCAAAAGTTGTCGAGTTTTCCCTTAAGCGGATTTTAAGGGCCGAATAAGATTATATAGATCAAATAACCGAACAGAGTTTTGAACCAACAGCTCAACAATGGGCTCAAGCGGCCCCTCAATATCGATCTTGTCCTTAACATATTCGTTAAGCTCTTCTTTTTCATCGGCATCAAGATCGGCATATTCAAGCCTGGCTTCATGGATGTTTTTGGCTGCATTTCTTAGCTCTGAAAGCAACTTATATCCCTTGATGCCAACCTTGATGATTGATCCGCCGTTCCTGTAAGCGTCGATAAGCTCGACCAGTTCGCAGAGAACCCCTAAGATGTCTTTTAATTTGTCGATGTCATGTTTCAAAGTGCTCTCCTTGTTTTGCGATAAATAAACTTCATAATTTTTTTAGTATACCTGTAAATATAAGCCAATATCTTTTTGGCTACAATGAACGGGGCAAAAATAACCCTAACGGCTTTATTGACGAATATTTTAATTATTATGAGCTTCATTATGAAGCTAGTTCCACCTAGAATCGGTCCTATCATTTTCCTGCCTTTATTATGTGTTTTATAAGTATTTCTTGCCTGCCACGAACAACACCAAGATCTTTTTTTATTTCAGCAACATCATCGTGAATGATTTCCAGCTTCTCAATATCACGAGCCACAACCCGGGTTCTGTTGTCAATTGTTGTCAGCCAAATGATCCCGCCGGAAATAATCCCCAGAAGAGTTAAAAATTCAATAACAATTTTCACTTCAGAATCAACCTCGCAACATAAGCTTGATAAATATGGGGATACTCATCAGAGCCCCTGATATATGAAGGTATATAGCCCGACAGCAGCCTATCAGCGGCTGCTTCTCTCATATCGGACGCAGCAAAGAAGAGGGCATCTTTGTCATCGACTTCCCTCAACCCTTCAAGCATATCCAGCATGTTCTCAGTATACCCGCCATTAACCCGGGATACAAATTCGATCAGTAGGGCTTGGAGATGGCGCTCATAGTCTGCTTTGACAGGAAAGAAGACAACAGCCCCGGGCTTATCCGACCCGAAGGCCAGCCTTAAAACAGCCTGAAGATTGGGTTTAAGCACGACCCGGCCAATAACACTGATCGGCTTGCCTATAATCCAGTGATCCCGGCGGGCTCTTTCGTAGTATTCTTTTATTTTCCCAGCGTTTCCTGCTGCATGTTGCCCAAGAACCCAGCCGACAATCATGTCATTAGATATCGTGGACTTGCTGCCTCTATCCTCACCGTCAAGCCAGCAAGGATCATAAGGCCTTCTGTGCAAAACATTGGGCTCATGTTCCGCGAGGCTTAGGTCTATCGACTCAATTCCAGCGGCTCTTGCGATGCCGTTAAACAGCAAAGAATCGCAATCGTGTGGGGCTATCCAAGACCCAAGGCTTGATAAATGTTTTATCTTGTCGCGGTATAATTGAGCAACTGGAGACTGCCAGTCTGCTTTTGGAATAGGAAGACGTGACTCTATGATTTTGGTCACATATGGGTCATCGTTGCAACTAATCGTCAATAATAGGCTTGGAAGTGAGAGCAGTATAATAACCAAGCACCTTATCGACATAGTTTTGATTTGCATAAATTCCGTCCTTGTTTAGTCTTGGAATTCCGGCGTTATAAGCGGCCACCACATCGGATATTTTATCATATTTCTTATGTATTAAAGAGAGCTTCAGACAACCATAAGAAAGCCCGACCTTAACCAGACATAGCTTGGGAAGCGGCCCTTTATAGCCACACTCACGAGCAACTCCTCCCATGATCTGAAGCATTCCCCAGGAGGTCTTTTGATGAGCCCGCTCCGTTATCTCTGTGATTCCAAGATCTTCGGCAAATCGTTCAGTCTTATAAACCCACTTGTAATCCTTCTCGAATCTAGTAGCCCAGGGGTTTCCCGAGCTTTCTGTCTGAACCATAGAAGCCACAAGCAGGGGATCAAGCCCGTAACGCCTGGCTTCTGATGATATCGAGTTCCAATGCAGCCTTAGCGCCCATTCGGTCCAGTTCAATTTTCTCTCTCCCATAAAGCTTGATCATCATTAACAACGGGCTCTCTTTTCTCATTGATCACAAATGAGCCCGATGGCGTGTTGATGATTTGCTTCTTTTTTGGCTTCTCAAAGCTGCGTTTTATTTTTGGTCGGGGTCTGAGGGCATATATAGTGAGCCAAGCTGCCCCCAATATGACCCCGATAGTAAGGAACTGGATAATCAAGAGTGATCTTACAAAATCCATTCGTGAGCCTTTGCGCTGAAAAGTATAGCATCGATATGCTTGCCGTTTTTGTAGTAGAAATCCCGCCGGGTGCCCTCGACGTGCATTCCGATCTTTTTGAAGAGGTGCCGCGCCGGGTTCTCAGAAAAGGTCTCGCCCCAGATGATATTAAGCCCAAGTTCATCAAAGCCGTAATTAAATAGCGTATGAAGGGCCTTCTTAGCTATCCCACGGCGTTGCTTGTCGGGATCGATCCACAAGCTAAACTCAGCCTTGCGAACATGCATATCAATCGACGTGAGCCCGCAGACGCCAGAAGGCTTCCCATCAACCTGGGGATCGCACCAAATCTCAAACATTTGAATGGTTTTATCATCGTTTTGAGCTTTAAACCACTTCTCTTGATCTTGCTCACTTATGAGCCCGACCTGTCGACACCACCCGCGTATTTCGGGGTTATTTCGACATCTGCGGTAAAAATCGACATATTTATGTTGCAGGGGAAGCAGAACAACCCCTTTGTCATAATCAATCATTGGATGTCAACCTGTTGAAGATCTTGTAAACATCAAGAGCTGTGATTTGTTGGTTGGGCTGATAACCAGTTAGCTCTGTGAATGCCTGCACGAATTGAGAACCCTTTGATTGAGCCTCTGCTGCGTACTTCTCGACATGTTTGATAGCATCATCTAACTTATTATAAGTTGTGCTTCCATCTGGTTTAATAATTCCTGTCATTTTTCCCTCACTTTCATTGAAAAAGGTGATGAAGGGGCTGGATATTCCATCTTAGCAAGCCCCTCTCCAATACGTTCTTGAATCTCTTTAATTTGCGGCATAAATCCATATTTTTCTTTGGCAAGATCCCAGTTATAGAACCACGATTTGCAGAACAGCATTTTTGCCTTTGCTGCTTCTTGCATAAAGAGCCCGTGATCTCCCGTGATGATCCCTCGTGTGGGATAGCCTTCAAGCTGAATGGGTCCAAGAGAGTTGAATTCGTCCATAAACTTTTGGCCTTCATCCCACAAGTTCTCGATGTTATAGCTTGGGTCTTTGAGAAGAAGATTAATAACAGCCTGACAAGCTGCAAGAGACGCCGTTTCTCCTGCGTAGGTCGATGAGACAAAATACTTTCTATCATCCATAACCCAAGGTCGGCCCCCAACAGCAGCCAAGGGAAAGCCCCCACCGATAGCTTTGCCAAGGATAATCAAGTCGGGTTCTATGTTCCAATAGGCTGAGACTGAGAACTTAGGAAACCTGAACCCGGTTATGACTTCATCGAATATCAACATCACGCCGTTATCTGAACACTTTTGCCGAAGTTCTTTAAGCCACTCGCGGCGATTTGTCGATATGTCCGTCACAACCGGCTCAACAATAACAGCGGCAACATCATTTTTAATCTGGCTCAGATCTGTCAGCTTCCCAATGAAAGGATGATCAGGAACTCCGTGAGCGGGAGGGGTTAGACTGCAAAATTCATCATGCCAACCATGGTAAGCTTCAGATAAGACCTTATAGCGGCCTGTTGCGTTTCTTGCGATACGTATTGAAGCCGAACAAGCTTCTGAGCCTGTCTTAAGGAACTTCCAACGATCAACCCAATGAAACATCTGCTTAAGCTTCTCGGCCGTCTCAACTTCGTAAACAGTCGGCAAGCTGTGGCAAGAGCCGTCATTAATAGCCCTGATCGCTTCCATTGTGATCCGAGGGTTTCCTGTTCCGAATAAACCAGTCCCAAGCCCGCCCATGAAATCAAGCCACTTCTGGCCTTTTTCATCGGTCAGATAACAGCCATAACCCTTTTTGACATGAGTCGGAAATAGCCCATTAATAAGTGAATCAGGATGCTTTGAATTTGTCAGAGCCCCCTGAGCTATCGATCTTTGGGCTCTATGCCAGTAGCTTTCATTCATATTCTAAAGAACCCCCCAGGCTTGCTTTTAGCGAGGTTAATTTTTTTTTCCATGATCTCATGATAAGCGCGAACAAAATCAAGATCCTCTTCAGTATCAACCGAAAGCTTAAGGCTTGACGTGTCCTGATAACCCACAACATAAGCCGAACGAGCCCACTCCGGAGGCTGTCGCCTTAGAATCGTTGTTACATGTTCTCTGTCGGACGGGCTGACAGCGTTAGCATTTGCCCACTTGAAAAGAGCCGATGATATGACTTCACAATCGAGCCCGTCTGCATAGGTGCGGGTTTCTTCATCGACGTTGGAAACATAATCATATTTGTACTTAACTGCATTGACGATGTGTTTGGTTATCAAGAAATGAGGGATTAAAGGACAATCTCCTGTGATCCTTGCTACGTAATCAGGAGCCTCGTTCTTAACCATAACCATATAACGACTCAGAACATCGTGCTCGGGTCCAGTGTATACCGTCTCAGAATCTCCATATATTTCCTGGAGGGGATCGCCCTCGGGGACTAAGAGACAAACCTTTGCGAATATATTGCCGCCGTCAAAGTTGTTGATATACTTCGCAGATCCCTTGCAAGCCTTGAGAACCCAGTCAATAAGAGGACGGCCTGATATCTTCATTGTGGACTTCTTGGGAAGCCTTGAAGATGTCGATCTTGCCTGGATGCCGATCACTACTTTGCGCATTTATAAGCCCCCTCAAGAACCCGCTCATGGGCTTGGATCATGTACCTCTTGTTGCTTGCTGGCTGTTTGACCCATTCTTTAATCATGCGAACATAAGCAAGGTCCATATCACCTAGATTAAGCTCATGGCCGTTAATTTTGCATTTCCAAATAGGTGAATCATTGAAGATATGCGGCGGGCTCTTAGCAAGCCCGATGATGTTTATGCAGTCCCACTCCAGACCATCCGAGCCCGTCTTGAAATAGTTATAATGGGAGTCTTCGAGACCTCGACCCTCTGAAGGGGCTAGATGCTCATATTGGTTAACCATTCTCAAGCATTTAATCTTGTCGCAAACCTTGCGAACTTGATCGATATCTTTGCTTATGGGTTTCTCACACAGAACCTTGAAGTCATCAAGAATCATGAGATTTTCAAAATGGAATTCTGTCGGGCTAGCTACGATAATGCTATGAAGGTCTTTTTTGTATCTTGGAGCGTCTTGCCAGTCATGTTCATCAAACATAACAACATCGACGCCCAGCATCTCAAGGATTTTTTTGTACCTATTCCCCATATTACCGGAGCCGATTATACCAATTGCTTTCATCCTAAAACCCTCCCAACAAGCTTAACCAAGTCTTCTCTCTCAAATTTATGGAAATGTTGGCTTGTGTACTTGTCATCTTTAACGTCAACGCTCCAGCCTATTTCTTCATGAATCTTTTCACCCGGCCTGATTCCTACAATATCAATTTCATAGCTTGAAACCCCCAGGTGATCGGCAACGACTTCAAGAAGTGCCAAGATAGAGCTTGAACCAAGGGCTGGGACAAGCCTTCTTTTTGAACTTGAATCTCTGCTTCTCCAAAGGAATTCAGCAGCATCATCTAAGTGGAGCCAGAACCTTGTCATGTCCTTATGTGTGATGGGGATCTTCTCACCTGCAAGAAGTTTGTCTTTGAATATATGCAGGACCGAACCCCTTGAGCCCATGACATTTCCCCACAAGAAGACAAGGGCATCGTCTTTATCTCTCAAGTACCTCTCACTCATGGCCTTAGCCATCCCGTAAGCATTGACGGGACGAACGGCCTTGTCTGTTGTTGTGAAGATATACTTAGCCCCAGAAACCCGGGCATATTTATATGTGTTGATTGTCCCGTGATAGTTAACATCGGCACAATATTCAACATTATCCTCGCAGACCTCAATGTGTTTACTTGCTGCGAGATTGAACACGTAATCAGCTTTTTTAGGGAGTTTATCTAGCCATTCGTTGCCTCTTATGTCACCGAGGACATATTTTGCCGGGAATTTTTGTCGAAGCTCCTTTTGCCTCAATTCACAACGACTCACAATCCACACATTATAAGGCTCGGGATCGGCTTCTATCTGGCTACACAACGCCTTCCCAAGAGAACCCGTTCCGCCAAATATAACTATATTTTTCATTTTATTTATCCTTTGGAGAATACTCAAAGAGATAGGCGGGATCGAGAACATTCGTCACGACCACCGCCCCGCCACTTGTTAGTTCGGCGAGAAGTTCAGTTGCATCTTTGGTGAGCTTAGGCTGTGGGGATTTTCGTTTTCGGAGGATAAAAAGAGTCAATACTACATTAAGAAGCATTGACGCTGAAAGGATGATGATGGGCAAAATAGACATAATGAACACTCGCAATAGACAGTCAAAATATACAGAGGTATCTTAGCTTTTTGCTTATAACTCTTCAAGATTTTTTTAGTCAATCACCCAAGAAAGACATGCTTCTGGTCCGCCTGTGTTCGTTCTTGATGTGTAACCCGCTCCAGTCCAATCTCTATATGACAGAAGAAGATTTCCGCTTGTTTGAACTTGACACCCGATAAGATAAGCTCCGAATTCAGCGAATACTGATTCAACATTATCAGGTGGCAAAAACTGTGAAGGAATAAAAGACGAGCCTGTAGCGGGCTGTGCCATAGCGCTGTGGTTAGCACTATCTATTGACAGTGTTACAAGCTTCCCAACCCTAACAATTCTAACCGTTCCACCTGTAAAATTGCCCTCGCCAGAAAGGGAGTCTTCCCACTCTTCATAATAATCTAGATCATCATTACCAAAGTTAATATTGCCTTTAAATGTGTCGGCGTGTATTTCTGCGTGTTTCGAGCTAGACGTTCCGATGTCATAAGTTGAATCTGTCTTAACAACAATATCAGCCGCAATTGAACCCGTAATAGTTACATCATCACCGGAAGCGTTTCCAAGGGTCACGTTTCCATTGAATGAGGCAGCGCCCGCCACTGTTAATGCGTCGATAGAGAGAGACTTTGTGCCATCGGTTAAGCTGTTAATGATATCTGAGAAGTTGGTGTTAACCTCGGAGGCATCGGCTGCCGTTCCGTTTGAAAAGGTATAGGTTACGCTTGGATTTGCCATTATTTAATTCCTCCGAATTCTGGGGCCATATTAATAAATGAGGGCGGCTGCTCATTGCCTGGGGTTAATTGCCTAAGCCCAAATGCTCCGGCCCCTATTGCTTTTCCTGAGCCTATAAATCTTCCGGCTTTGGAAAATAAGTCTTGTCCAAATTGAGCCCGTGAGAGCAGGTTGAGCATTTGGGATCTCCCAAGAGAGCCCGCCTGTGATAATAGATTAAAAGTCTTGAGGAACTCAAGCCCCTGGGGGGTTCCCGAAGGCCCGATCATCGGCGGGATTGCGTCGAGATATATTTTAAGAGCTTCGGCCTTTTTGGCTGCGTTTTCCCCAAAGATTAGATTCCTTGTTTCTTGCGGGAGCTTATCAACAATTTTAGCAAGCTTGTTCGGGTTAATTTCACCCTTAAGCTCTGCCCTCTGAGCTATATCTTCGATCTTAGCGCTTCTCAGTCTTTCAAAAGCCTCTGGAAATGCCTTCTTTACCTTCATTATTTTAGCTGGGTCATTTGTTGCCAGGATCTTATTTATTCGGCTAATCTCTGGGGTTTTCTCAAAGAACTTACGAGTTACAGCTTTAGGTGAGCCCGCAATAACCCGGCCCCTTTGACCAAATATGTCTTGAACCTCGCGGGCTACCGTTGCATATATTCGATCGGCTTCAGGGATCTCTTTTGCAGCTTGTTCATATATTTCAGTTCCGCCCTCAAACTCCGCAATCTTTAAAAGAGCATCAGACCTTGCGCCCGTTGTTTGATTATAAACCTCACCAAGAGCCCTTTTAACGGCTTCATTCTGGCTTGATCTTTGTTCTCTCCCTATTGCAGACCTAAACTTTTTAAGTTGGTCTAAAGTCTCAACAGAGCCCAGCTTTTTCTTGAATGACAAAAGAGCTGCAACAGCTTCATCATCAAACTCAAAAACATCGAGAACATCGTCAATGGTTCTCTCAATATCTTTTGGAGCTTCAACCAGCGGGGTTCTTTTGAACAGCGTTTCATATTTATTATAAATCGCTTCCGCTGGCCCTAGCTTTTCGCTTATCTTTTCCGAGAAGTCTTTTGCCGATTGTTCTCCAACCTCAAAAGCTGTTTGTTTGCCGGCTCTCTCAACAATAAGATCAGCAGCTTCTTGAGCTGCTTTTTGATTCTTTTTGATTTGCGATCTAAGCCCCATGCCGCCGACTTTGCCTACTGATTGATTAAGAGTCGATTCTAGTTTTTGAACAAGCTCAGAATCCAGCAATTGCCCCGGCGTAGCTTTCGCTCCGATATCTTGGGCAGCTTGTTCTATGGCTTCAGAGCCCGCTTTTTTCGGGGCCACAAGCCCTGCGGCTTTTCCGAGCCCTTTGCCCACAAACTGAAGTCCCTTGCCTGCCGCTGTAAAAGCCCCAGCCGTGCCGCCTCCAATCAAACCCGCCTGCGCTACCTGCCCCGGGCTCATGGTTTCCCTAACACCGAGGGCTTTCCCTAACATTTGCTTTCCAGCCTCAAAACCGGCGGCCCCTGCTGCCCCCGCTGCTATGGCTCCAGGCACGTTACCTGCTGCAAAGCCGAATGTGCCTGCTAGTCCTGTTACTGTGGCCTCTAGGGCATCTCCAACAACATCGAAAACATCGAAAAGATCAAAGCCCTCAGGATCGACAGCCATGTATTGAGGGTCACCCGGCTTTTTGGCTTGGAGCTGTTTTGTCTCGGGATCTATACGAGTTTGAAAGCCCTTTTTAACAAGGTACTGCTGCTGTAGTTGTGGCTCTCTGTCGAGTAAGTTCTTGACAGTGAACCGATCTAAAAAAGGAACCCCGCCGCGCTCTTGGCTGGCTGGAGTATTGGCTGCAATTATGTCATAAATCTTGTTCTTGGCTTCAACAGCCTTCGGTTCGTCAGGATTGGCCCGGATATGTCTCCATGCGCCTATAGCTTGATCTGTAACCCCTAGCTTTTGCATTGCAACGCTTGTTCTTGCATCTTCAGGATTGTCCGCAATGTAATTAAGTATCTTCTCTGTTTGCTGTGGGCTTGGCATAGTTTACCTATTAAGCTCTTGCATTAAAAATTGATCGAAAGCGTCCTTGTCAGATTGCTGTGGAGCTGCCTGCGCTTTAGGGAGAATCCCTCCCGAAGAACTGACGTTTCCAATATTTCCCGGCATGGTAAAATCAATCGGCTCAGGAAATATTGAATCAGGATCAATAAATTGAAATATTTCTTGTTGGGTTTGCCCCGTCTTTTTAGCTAATGCGTCCGATATAAAAGATGCCTGCTTTCTTGCTGCTTCAAGTTTAACCTGTTGGATAACATCGGCGGCTTTGGCTAGTGCTATTCTTTCATTTGGAAGTATTCTCTCGCCTTCGGCTAATCTCTTATATGTTGCGAGAACTTGATCAGGAAGCGCCGGGCTGGCTCCCAATTGTTGCAAATCCTCAGCTCTAATTGCGCCAACATCGCCTGACATTCTAAACACGTTTCTCAGGGCAATTGCGTCCACCACGGGTTCTTTTGCCTGAAGGAACTTTTTAACTTGATTGGCTGCTTCGTATGCGTCAACGGCTGCATTTATTTTCTTGTCTTTTGTTGCGAAATCAATCTTTGCATCAACAAGGGCCGCTTGATCTTCTTTATCTTTATCAATCTTTGCAGCTTGTTCGGCGATGATAGCTTGTCTGTCTTGTGGTGTTTGCATGAATACTGGAGCGCCTTCTGGAGACTTGCCGAACTCTCTAAAGCCCTCTTTTGGCTCTGGAGAAAACAAAGCCCCCGATTGAGTGAGAGACATTTGTTTGGCAGGGGTCACAATTCCCTCACTTGCTGCCTTAGCTTCTTTGAGCTGTATGTCAGCCAAGGCTTGCTGCGTATCGGCTCCCTCTTGTTGTTTTGCCAGTAAGCTCAAACGTTCATTAGCCTGAGCGATCCCGTAAACAGAGCCCGCAATCTGAAGGCCACGGGCGATCTTTTCAAGAGCCGATTCTTTTTTTCCTGGTACGATGACTTGTGCCATTATGCCGTTCCTTCTCTTCTGGCTTGCATTAATGCCGCTAATATTGGGGCTTCAAATTGTTGCCGCTGTTCTGGAGGAAGTTGAGCGACTTCCATTCTTGCGGCTTCTAGTTCTTGCAGCGGTGAAGGTGCTTGAACCGTTGCCTGAGGGGCTTGAATTCGCCTTTGAGCCGCCTGGAGGCTTGGAGATTGCTTATTGCTTGATAAGAACCCGGCGGCTAGGTTTCCCGCTGCGGCCCCTGTTGTGGCTCCGGCTGCGGCTCCCATAGGCCCTGTTGGGGCTCCAGCTATGCCACCCGCAACCATCCCGGCGGTTTGAAGTAGTTTGCCAGTTTTATCTTCTCTTTGTGGTTGAATAACTTGAGCCATTTCTTACCTCTTATATACTAAAATCTATGCCGAAGATTCCGCCGCCGCCGCCGCCTGATCCACCACCAGAACCAAGCCCAGGCATTTCAAAATTGCTACCCCAGATATCTTTAAGTAACCCGCCTAAGAGCCCAGGGTCATTCATGGCGTCCTGTTGAATTTTTAGATTCTTGTTATTTATTCTAATCTCTTCGGCAAACTGTTGTTGAGCAAGATCCATTTGAGCTTCAAATTGCTTAATTGATTCCTCAAAAGATTGCTTGAATTGTTCGGCCTGTTGCGTTCTCGCTTTAAGAGCTTCAGAGCTTTGGAAGTCCCGCCCAAGTTTAGCCTGTTCGGCGGCAAATTCTTGCTGAACCCCAAGCTGTTCAATCCCGGCTTGTCTTGCGATTTCTGCTTGTTCGGCCGCAAATTGACGGCCTTTTTCAGCCTCGGATGCTTGAAATTGCCGTTGTTTCTCGATCTCTTGACGGCGCAAGATATCTTCTTCTTCGGCGCTCATAATGCCTTCTTGAACCCGGCCTAGTTGCTTTTGTCCGGCTTCTTCGGCAAGCATTTGAGTTTTGATATCAGCCCCAGAGCCTTGCTGACCTAATGCAGCAAATCGACGCTGCAAAGCCTCTTGTTGCGCCTGGGTTTGAGCCCCTTGCTCTTGCTTGGCTCTTTGCCTTAGTCTTTGAAATCTTGCGCTTGGATCGACCATGTTCCCACCTTGATCTTTGAGCCCTTCGGGGCTTTTATATTCAAATTTCTTGTTCTTTAGTTGCTCTAATCTTTTCCTTGATGCCTCAAGGGCTACTTGAAACGGGTCTTTTTTCTGGCCAGTTTGAACATTAACGCCGGATTTCTTTCGACTTTCTTTAAGCCCCTCTTCACGTCCTGTGAATTCGCCCGACTCCATATCTGATGTAAATTGGATGGCCATTATCTTACACCCTTTGCATTATAGCTGAAATTCATTCCAAGGAGCTTAAACTTCTGATTAACGGCATTCTGATTGCTGAACTTAAATTGAATACGCTTGCCGCGTGTCGGTGCTATAAAAAGCCTCTGTTCTTTGTCGTCAGCTCCTGCGCTCCATTGATCGGTTCCCCAGACAAATGTTCCCCATAGACTGGAAGAGTCTGAGAGGTCCATTTGATATTGATTGCCACCCCCTGAATCAGAATCAGCCCTAACATTGATATTCATATAATAAGACCCTGACAGCTCAAAGAAAAGCCTCGCATCTCTAAAGTCTTTGTGAAGATACTCATCTCCCTTGACTCCTGAGAACTCTTTGGTCCATATATAAGAGTCTATCGCACTTCCGTCATCGTTATAAGTATCCGTATTTAACTCATAAACAAACCCGTTATCGACTGAGCTTTGAACGTATAGTTTACCATCGAGTTCCGTGAAGCTATGGGCATTGATACCAGTCCAAGGAACCCAACTAGCCTTCTGTTGCTTGAGTTGCCCAAGGCTGAAGTCATAGACATAGATTCTATTATTTGATGTTTGGCTTTCACCATAAGGAACTGTGATATAAGCTTTGTTCTCAAAGACAAAGCTCGATATTTCTCCAGCTGCCCCTTCATTTATGAGAAGCATGTCGGGCTCTATCCGGTCAGATTGCATTTCAGAACCAACAGCCGATTGAGTCAAGATAGAAGCTGAAGGGGCTATTGTTTGCCCTTGGATTGCTGAGAACCCGAGGAATCTCCCACCCTGTATGGCTGGGAACATGACCCTATTCTCAAAGTTAAATGGGCCTAACGGGGAACGACAACCGAACGTTGCCCGAACACGTTGGACGCTCCAGTTTGTCGGGCTGGTGTCTGGCATGTAGATCAGCCAAGGATTGCGCTCGCAAAAGACAATAACTGAGTTGTCATAAATAGCGAGAGCCTTGGGCTTGTCTCCCGATGTGTCCCCTAGCCTCAAAAATGATGTGCTCTTGACCGTATATGGGTTTCCGATCTCTGAGTATTTAACAAGGTGATCCTCTGGGTCTATAAAGAAAAGTCTTGCCTGATGATATATGACAGCTGAGAACTTAGGAGGCACACCGTTGTCGCTTGGAGCTTCAACCCCAAGGCTGCCATCGGCTATTCCATCATCATAAGTCGTTGTTGAGTTGTCTGATATCGTGGCAAGTCTTTTATAAGTCGAGCCCCCTGCTTCTGTTCTGTATAACCTTCTAGAATCAACCCCCCAGGACTGCGCAGCCGTTGGGAGAGATGTTAGCCTTATGTCTTCACTAGCCGCCGTATGAGTGCCAAGAACCGTATAATCAGACTCGACAAGGTTAGTATTGACGTTGGTGATGGCATAGGCGTATTCACCAGTTAAGTTCGTGCCACTTGGAGCTGTTGCGATCGAAGCTGTTGAAGATGGAGCATAGATCCCGTGACGGGTAAACTCATCGCCCTGGCCGCCGTATTTATAAGGGATCTCGGTTCCGTTGCAAAAGAAAATATGATTTTCATATTCCGCAGCATAAACCCGGGTTCCTGCGGTAAAGACTGATTGAGCTGAAGGTATTGTTGCAAAGGTCGAAGCCTGCCAGTCATAAGCAGTACCGTTCCACCAGGCGATCATTGTGTTTGTGCCGTCCTGATCGTGGCGGGTATATATCCCCTGAGCTGCATATGATCCGACTGCTGTTGTGTTGAGCTTGTCAGAGCCGCCGCGAGTTTGAACCGCACCGTCATCAAAAACAACATTCAAGCAATCCGGGCTCTCATTGTCCTGAATCTGGTTTCTCTCGAACTTGTTATTTAACCCGCCGTCAATTGTGAGACGTTCTTTTGCGGGATATCTTTTAGCTGTTCTCGATGTCAAAAAAGAACCCCCGGATGTGCTGGGATGTCTGCCTCATCTCTTACGACTGCATACATATCGCCATGCTTTGAGCGTTTTCTTTCGCGCTTTATTCGCCTTATTTCATCACGCCATAAGCTCATATGATAGCTTGCCATTTTGTCATTAAGTTCTTTTGCATGCATGTTGCTGATGCAAAAATGAATCAGACTCAAGTGATATTGAGCTGGTGTCGATAATGTCGAAGTTGCCGAGACCTCTGAAGGCATATCATAAGAAAAAACCTTTATCTGATCATCGTCAGTATCGGGAGTAGGAAACAAAATAAGCTCATTGTCCCAGATGGCGTATTCCGCAGGCGTTCCTGAGGGCTCTGTCAGTGAGGTCTTGGGGTCATCGATAAGCTCTCTCGGGACAACCTTTACACCCTTGTATTCAACCCGTCTGATTGATATGGCGTTGTCGGGATAGGCATATTCGCGGGTTCCTGAGACGGAAACAGTTGTGTAGCTGTTCTCGATCACATTGGCCTCAAGAGCCAGCTCCATTTCAGCCTGATAGATAAGATTGTATATATATGTATCAGAGAAAAAGCTATCGCCTGTGGCGTTATAGCGTTCTCTTATTATTGTTGCTAAATTCGATGGGGTCACGCGTCCTCCCATGAAGGTGATGATGGGGTTCTCGCAGTGTAACCGGGATCGGTTGCTGACTCTTGCGAATATTCTACTACATTTCTATCATTTAAGTCATCAACCCCAAGCTGATATCTTTTCCAGCCCGAAGCTGTATTTAGCGAATAATCAACAGCGTCCGTGCTGATTGTCACGCTATTTGATATTGATCTTGTGATTGACTTGTTTGTTGTTGTCGCAATGGATATGGCATTTGAAACAAGCTTAGAAACATCAAAATCTTGGGCTGAAGCTAACGATAGGCTATTATCGAGAACTTTCTCGATTTGGAAGTCAGTATCTCTATCTGAGCCCCAGACATCGGTGCCCCACTGCATTGTTCCCCAATAGCTAACAGAACCCGGTCCATAGACAAGGATTCTGTTGGATATGGTAATTGCATGGTTTGCCATTAGCTAAATGTTATCTCGGTTGTCACAACGAGCGTGTCACCCGCCGCTTTATTGATAACGCTTTCAGTATCTCTTGAGAACATGGTTCCGCCTGTCGATGAACTAAATAGTCCATACTCGACAATGGCTCCTGTTCCAGTTCCAGCTGCAAATGTAGCCGTGACCCTGTAAACAGCATCGGAAACATAAGAAGCCGTCCCTGTGGTTCTGGCTAACTCCGTCCCTAGGGCTGTATTAGAGGCAGCTTCGGCTGTTGCATCGGTGCCAATTGCTATTTGGTCCATGTCCCAAGTTCCAGCACCTGCAACAGCTGAGTTAAGAAATGAGGCAAGAAAAGAAAGCCCGTTCTCAGTTATGACATTCTTTCCGCTGATATCTTCCTTTAAGACACCGTTGGGACCGTAGTTCTTAATGTACCACTTCCCCATGATCTCAACATTCTTGCCGTCATATTCTTTTTTAAACATTATGCTTCCTCAAGTTTATCTCTCGCTTCATCATCAACCATCAAATGAGCGTGATTTGACCGGATATGGCTTTTTAGTCCTGCCGCTGACTTGGCTACGAACCCGCAGGCTTGGCAGACTAGATCCTTTTCAACCGGGATCTCTGGAGCCTGCTCCTTCTCTGGGATTGGTTCAAGTTTGAGCATCTTCATCGACTCAGGGGTTTGAAGCCCATTGCCGTTGAACTTGGGAGGAAAGAAATTGCTCTTAAACAGAACAGCGTCTTCTCTCTCCATCTCAATGAACCCGCCCGCTGGGATTCTGACAGTATCGCCTCGGAACTTCTCAACATGATCAAAAACGTTATTGTTTACGATTCTAACTCTCATAATAAACCTCTAAATAAATAAAATTAACGATTACCTACCGTATACGGTCACATAGATCTCATCGCCTGAGGCAACGCCTGTGATTGCGATGTTGCCAGCTGAGGCTGTACCTGCTGCTAGTTCATCTTTCTTGATGCTAAATGGTGCCGATGCCATTGAAGCAGGAGAAGCTTGAACAGCAACAACCGTCCCTAATCCCGTATCAATAACACCCGTGGCAGCATCTGCTGTGATTGTGTAATGAA